GAAACTCACCGTTAACTATAGTATAGTTTTTCATTAATTGTATAGCTTCAAATGTATCATTGTCTTCTAATAATCTTATCACTTAGGCTCCTCAGGGAATACAATAGTATCAGGATCTGTTATATCCTTAGCTATATCCCTTAATTTTTGTCTATATACTCTCCACTCTTCTTTAGTACCTGGATGTGTACTATCAGATAATTGAGTAAAATCTGAGTTTTTAAGTAAATCATCTCTTTTTAATTTTATTTCTTTAAATTTAACTATACTACTTTTAATAAAAGATTTAGTAGATAAATCATATTGTAATCCAAGTTCAGGTTCAGAGGATACTTCAATTAAAGATTCACCATCTGATAAAGTAATTTCTGGCATACTTGGTGTATTATTAACTGCAATTGCTATATTATCTTTATCTAATAATACTGTTATCATGCTGTTCTCCTTACTTCCATTACAAGCCCACTAAATCTTGCATATGTAGAACCTGGGTTATTACCACCATCAACTTTAGTAGCACTAGGATTAAATCTAACTAATTTATTTTTTGCTACATTTATGCGATCTCCTGTATGAACTACATTAACGCTGCTAGAATTAGCTGATACAGTACTTTGATTTGTACCATCTACTTGCAAATTAATACCAGCTGATTGATAAGAAGAGCCTGTTCGATTAGCACTTACTAACATATAAAAAACTAAATCTGTATCAAAGTTTGGATTGTTTTCAGTAGTAAACATATTAAAAAATGAGTTACTAAGATTTGCATTTGCTGCAGCTGTAAAACCATTTGCTTTAATAATAACACCTGTATTAAGGTTATCAGCAACAAAAGCACCACTAACCGTAACATTACCTATAGTAAGAGTACCACCATTAATTCTTGTAGCACTTAAATTTCCTGTAGTTATACTACCTGCATTTAAATTAGATACTGTTATACCACTACAATCGAGAGTTCCTGTTGTAATACTGCTAGCATCTAACACACCTCTTGCAGTTATATTGTTAAACTCTGCGTTACCAGTGTTTCTTACTATTTGCCAACCAGCAGAGCCTGCACTAAAGTTATCTGATTGTAATGTAGAGCCTATAGGTATAACACCCTCTACACTGCCAAATGTTATTATTTGACCATTAGTAGATTCATCAGTTTCAACATGAAAAGTAACTTGCCAATGCTTATGTGATATAGTTGTACCACCACCCATAGCAGTAGTAATAGGTTCATATTGCCAACCGGAAGTTAAGTTATTAAATACTCCTGAATCATAATCATAGCCATCAGCGGTAGGTGCTGAAGGTGCACTTGTAGATGCTACATTATAATATAGTATACCATTAGCTACTGCCCCACCATATAATAGTTTAGCATTACTCCATTTAGCTGTAACTGTTTGGCCAGCTTGCCCAATTATTCTAGCTTCTGAAAACCATACATTAACACCAGCTCTATTTAATTTTGTTTTAGTCCAGTTAGGACTTGAACTCCATACAGCACCAGATACTTGATAAGATGTTGTGCCTGGATTAGTAGGTCTATTTGCAGATTCTCTATATTGTTTTATTATAACATCTATTTCTTCATCTGAGTATGCTGAAAATGTTGCACCTGAAACAGGTAAAGTAGGTAAGTTATCTGTATATGCAACATATGCAACAAATCCATCACCATCTGCAAACGGTGTAAACTGTTGTACTGCACCATCTTGTGTTTTAGAATATACTGCTATTAAATTTTGAGGTACATTTACTGATTCATTTATATTATCTATTTGATGCTGCATTCTATTAGTAGCTTCAGTAACAGATTTTTCCCATGCTAATGTAGCTGTATCTTTATTAGGATCTAGTGAAGGTTCATTAATCGTCATCTAGTTCCTCCGTCTTGTACTTCAATTTGAATACCAGATAAATTCCATGATACTGATGTAGCTGCACCATCATCTATCCTATAACTTATAAATCTACCATTTAATCTTGCATCAGATTTATATGAAGTAGATGTATTAAAAGTACCTGTAACATTAGGGCTAGCAAAGTTTATTGCAGCTCCTGGACTATTAGTTGAAATTGTTTTAACGTTTAATGTTGCTGCTGAGCCATCGTCTTGAGTTAATAAAGCTATTGATTTAAATGATTCAGTATAAAACTCAGGTGTTATTGATAATGTATTACGTTCTAAGTAAGAAGTATAAGGATCATCACTGTTATCTAATACTCTATGCGTATAACCTATGTCAGCAGCTAAGATAGAAGAACCAGAGTTACTTGTTCCTGATGTACATACTTGTGCAAATACTGGAAATAGTTTATCAAAGCTAACTGTAGTTGCACTCCAAGGTCTTTCATTATTTCCTGAACCTTTAACAGGTGCGATAACTCCAGATACAACTCCATTTAAATCCCTCACTGTCCAATTGTTTAATCTATAATTATATATTAATGCTTCATTACAAACTGTACTAGCACCTTTAGGATAGTTAATCCATATTTCATCTTGCTGTTGATTACGTAATACAAATAGCTTATTAGCTTTTTCATTATTTAAATTATTATAAAAATAATCTCGTACTCTTGTATCTGCTACTGATACTATATTACCAGGATTTCCTGAAAATAAATAAATATCATTGCTACCAACAACTAAATGTTTACCATCAAACTCTACTATACCATCAGTTGTTTGTCCACCGTATTGTGAAGTAACTGGTGAAAATGCAACAGGTGTCACAATGCTATTAGTTAATCTTAAATTATGTATAGAGGTATTAGTATAAATATACATATTACCTTGAAGCTGTACTAAGTCTTGTACAGTTGCAGTATCTGATAATGTAAACTCATCAGCTGTATTAGTTCCTTCTGCAAATGGATTCCAGTTCTGTGGTACTGAACCTGGTACTGCTACATCTGAAGTTCTTACAACTCCTGGTAAGCTACGTATAACACCATTAGTTGTACTTTCTTTTAAATTACCAGCAACTAAAAAGTTACCAAAAGATCTTATAACACCACAACTAGTAGCTATAGGATTTCTTGATACAACAAAACATCTTACAACATCATTCTCTACAATATTAGTATTAAAAACAATATTAGTAGTGTTTGTTTCAGGATCATTATATATAGCGTATTGAAAGTTACTATTAGCTGAAGTAGCTGGACTTCCTGGTACATCTCCTGGTATAAAGTTAGTTGGTATTACACCACCATTAGGTGCATTGCTTCCTGCATTAGTTCCTGCTGCTATAGGTGCACATTCAGTTGTAGTTTCATTAGGAGTTTGTTTAGTTACAAATAAAGTATTTTTAGTAAAATCTATTTTCTGTCCTAAATCAAATAATCTAGGGTTATCAACTGTAACTCCTGTATTACCAAATGCTAATTTAACTGTAGCTTCTAATACTTTAGGTGCTGAGTTATATGATTCCCATCCTGGTAATTTAGAAAAGTTAGGTACATTACCTATAGTAGTATTATCAACATCATCCATTATAAAGTGAGGTGCTTGTATACCATTATTTATTATTAAACAAAATCCACCAGCAAATTCAGTTGACTGCCAATTTTCACTTGCAGCAAAACCTCTATTAGCACCAGTACCTTGTAAGTCTGTAGTAGGTGTTACATCATTTATAGTACCATCAGTTCTATAAAGAAATGTACGATTACCTACTACATTACCACCTATTTTTTGTTCAGCTACAAATACATAATATGTAGTATTAGATGGAACTAAGTTAGGGTTATTCCACCATGTTATAAATAATATATTACCTGCAGTAGATCCTCCAGGCATTGGTATAGTTAAGTCAGCTGTTAATGCTACATCGCCTTTCATTTTCCATGCAGCCATATCTCGGAATCTCATATTCCTGGCATCAGTAAATACATTAGGTGCTAAACCAACTGTTGGTGTATCTTTAATTACGCCAAACTTAGTTAGCTCATTAATAGGTATAACTTTACTTGCCATTTAATTCTCCTTAAGCACACTCCTTCTGACCAGTTTGAGGGTCTATAAAACAAGCCTCAACTTGCTCCTCTTCCTTAATTGTCTCAGGCGCATTTGTGTTCTTCTCTTTTTCTTCCACGGTTTGAAGGACTCCGAATCGTTTACCACTAAGTCTAAACGTGGTACATCCTTTCGCCCCGCCTTTCCAGGCATCAACATAAACTTGTTTGAAATCTTCATATGTAACTTCATCACCTACATTACAGGTTTTTGAACACGCACTATCTATATAGTTTTGTGCCAATAATAGTACAGCCAAATGCTCATTAACATTTATATCATTAGCTCCACGTCCCTCGATTCCTTTATTGTAAGCATAATCTTTTACTCTTTCTGTCTTAGGCCCTTCAAAAGTTTGTATAGTTCTATCATAGTAATGACTAAATACAGGTTCAATACCTCCACTAACATTATCAGCAACTAAACTAATAGTACCTGTTGGCGCTATTGAAGTTAAGTGGCTATTACGAATTCCATGTTCTCTTATTAATTTTTTAACTGAAGCTGGTAATCCTCTAACAAAGTTTGATTTTAAATAATCTTCTCTATATAATGGGAATGCACCTTTTTCTTTTGCTAATAATGCTGATGCTTTATATGTAGTATCGCGTAAGCATGCAAATACTTTTTCAGCCCATGTCATAAAGTCTTCAGAAGCATATGGCTTACCAAGTAATTCACCAGCATTTGC